TATCTCAACCGCCGACGCACCTTGGGCGGAGGCGGAACAGCGCCGCCCCCGGCGCTCATCTCGTCGCCCCAAATTTCCGCGAGCTGCGCCTCCGTGATATTGGGCGCGTGCTCTGCAGCACCCGCATCCTCCATCAAGGATGCTACGCGTGCTAGCTCTGCGCTGGCTGCGGGGGGTGGGTCCGCTGCGCCACCCGCCCGCCCTGTTTCCGGCAGGCCAGAGTAGGTACGTGAGAGCAGCGATGACGTCAGGGAGTCGTGCCACTCCTGCGCCTGCGCCATCTCGCGGTCGTGAACCCGCAGCTCCTCTGGCGTCATCCCCGCCACCCACGCGAGGCGGTCATCGCCCCCAATGAACTGACGCGACGTCATTGTTCTTTGCCACGTGTGAGCGAGAAGGCCCCCCCGTAGGGGGGCGGATACAGTTGGCGCGTGTGCGCCGCTCCGCGCGCACATAGTTCAATTGTATATATACCAACTTCGCAAAGTAGGTATCTTTCATGTGGTGTTCCTTCAGCATAGCTAAGTGGACGCACGGGTTGCGAAGGCTTGATGACCCCGCCACATAGGAGTCGACCGTTAGCGGTAACCCCTGTCTAGCTAACAGGTAAACGTGAAACTAGCCGACAGTAACTTCGATCGATTGGGCAGCATGGTGCTGATCAACATGCTCTGCCAGCACTATCCCCCATTAGATCGTCGGGTGTTGAAGACTCCGGCTCATTTTTTTTTTCATAAAAACAATTAAAGTGTCCAGGGGTTTTGCACTGGCTGGCCCTCCACATCCACGAGCAGGATTTGGTTCGTTGTGGCGCTGTTGAACGAACTGTTGTATTCGGTCACGTCAACGCTCCACCCGCAGCACGCTGGTATCGTGCCTGCTGTTAGGAACCGCGCCACGCGGAGGCCAACTGTGTTAACAGCCCCCCCAACAGATTCGCCCACGTTTACGCGGCAGATTTTGATTATGTTCTCCCCGATCCCAACTGATTGGGGGTGGCCTGCGTCGCTTGTCGAATACGCGATTGGGGCGGGTGGGCCGTGGATGCCGCTTGCTCCGTTTGCGTTGCCCATGTCAGGGATGTTCGTGATGTTCCCTTGGAGTGCGGGTTGATCATAAATCGAAACCGCTGTCCCTGACACGCCGATTAGCGTAACGGTAATTTGCAGGTCTCCTGCAAACCACGGCGGGACTGTGTAGTTCAGGAACAGGTCCGATGCGGTCGGCGGCCCAGACGTAATACCCCAGAGAATCGAGCCGTTGAATCTGTTTTGCTGGCCGAACAGTGTCCCCCCCATGCCGTCGAACGTTAGTGGTGCCGGCTGGCCTGGGTCGACAGTTGGCACTTCCGACTGGAAGTAATCGCGCAGGATATCGTCCCCCCCGGAATCAGGCAGTTTGGGCTTGCGCAACACCACAGTGTAAGCTACCCAAAGCTCGCCGAGCACTTGATTTGAGTATGCCGGGGGTGTCCCGGATACCATTACGTTCAATGTGCCGAGGTCGTACTGCTTGATGTCTTGGTTGGGGCCCTGCAGGGGCCCCACACGGACGTATTTCCCAGCAGCACCACTGTTTTTCAGTGGATCGCATTCCACGCCGTGTCGCATGGGAATGCTTGACTTTGTGCTCATCGCCCCCATGTAGTTCTTTGCGCGTGAAATGTCCGCGAACGGTGCTTCGCCGGGATTATACTGGGTGGCCATTACGACTTCACCCACTTGGCCGGTGCCACTGTTGAAGTCGCTAACCATTGGCCTCCAGTAGAACATGAGCTGCAAGAATTCGTACTCCTCGAACTGTGGCGCCACTAGAGCCAGCCATGGGAAGGTCGACTCCAGCCCTGGCTGGAGCGGGAGGACTAGGTTCTGGAACGCACCCGCCACCGCGGGGGCGTACAGCTGGCGGAGAAACTCCGTTTTTGTGATTCGGTACTCCGCCTGCTCTGGGCCGAACGTGGGTATACCGGCTGAACCCAGCCCTTCGCCTACCAGGGTGTTTTCTACAGCGCCGCCGCCCATGGAGGTGTCATAGTCCCCTATGCCGAAGTAGCGTGCGGCGTTTCCTGCTGCCGTCCCCCAGGGACCCAGGTGGCCTGCCCGCAGGAAGTCACCGGCTGCATGCCGCAACCCGTGTGTTGCCTGCCACAGCTGGCTGTAGTCACCCGAACCGCGGTAGCGGTACTTCTTGCCCATTTCTGATCCGTAGATCCTCCCGCCGGACTGGCCTGTTGCCATCAAGTACTGACCCAGAGCCACGCGCTCGGTCGGGTCGTGCGGGATTGTCATTTTCCCGTATTTGGCACGCCATTCCTGGCGCCGTAGTGCACTCTGCACTTGGTTTGCCACGGACTTCTTGCGTCGTGGCATTTTATGTTCTGCGTCTGCAGAATCAACCAGCTACAAAACTACTGTAGTTAGGGTTAGGGTTAGGGTTAGGGTTAGGTCATTAACTGCCACTCGGCCCCCCCGGCAGGGGGATCAACCCTAACCCTAACCCTAACCCTAACCATGATCCCCGTGTATCAGAAGACCAAACCTGCGGGGCTGGATCTGAGTGTTTACGGGTACCCTGTACGCAGTGTTGCCCAGTACCAGATTGCTCACGACCCCAAGATGGTTCGGAGCATTGGCAACCGCGTGTCTGGGTATTATCATGCTCTTTCTCGTGACCCCGCACAGCGTGCCCTTAACCACCAAGAGCGTTTGTTTCTTTCTTGGTACAAGGTTACCGGACACACGCAGCATGATTATCATACCTTAACTCACGATGCTGCTAAGGCGAGGTGGCTTAGCGAGCAGGTGGAGCATAGGATTGCTTATCCCGATTCGCTGCTGCCACCTTCTCGCTTCAATGTTCCGAGACGCATAGACAAGATACAGTAGTTTTGTATCTCATTTTTTTGCAGAACAAAATGGATCGTGCTTTAAAGGGTCTTAAGCATCGGGCTGCTGCTGCAGCCACCCTCACTAACCAGCAGAGGACTGCTTTGAAGCGCAAGGCTGGCAACAGGCCCCGTCCTGTTGATTCCGGCCTTGAGTCTGTCCCCCTGGCTGACGTTCCCGCTTTTGACTTTAGTTTCCCCGCAAATCCTTCCCCCGAGTTGCAGGCGGCTGTTCAAGCAGTTGACATGGCTGATGGCGGTGCATCGGCCCCAGCCCCCGTACGCTCCTGGCGGCGGAGGCGGGCCAAGAAGCAGCGCGCCAAGAAGCGCAGCCAGAAGCCCAAGGCAAAGCATGGCAAGAAGAAGGTTAAGGGCAAAAAGGGTGTCGCTAAAAAGAAAGCCACCGGCAAGAGGAAGGCGAAGCCGAAGCGCCGCGCCGGTGGAAAGACAATTACGATTTCTGTTTGATTAAATCATTGATCCCCCCGCTGCGTCCAGCACGTCCTCCTTACCCTCTACCACCGTCCGGGGGTTGAAAATGGGGTATGCGGGGGCAATGTGTGCCATTGTCTTGTCCTCATTAATCTCGTACACGCGCCAGCGGTCCGCCGACAGCTTGCTCATGTCCGGCGGGTGATTGGAGAACACCCACACATGGGGCTTCTCCATTACCACCATGCCAGACTCGTACTTGCCAGAGAAGAAGCATCCGTTCTTGACGGACTCCAGGGCTTGGTAGGACACTGCCCCCTCGTTCACGCGGGGTACGTCCCAAAGCACAAGGCGCAGCGGCGGTGGCGTACGCTTCTCAGCGTTTTTCCACTGCGCCACTCCGCATGCCACGTCGCCAGCCTTGCCAGACACCACCAGCGTTTCCCCCATGATAGCCAGGTGGCGCGCCAGCGCGGACTTGCCCGTGTTGCCCACCTTCTCGTATACCCACACAATCTCTCGTGGGGAGATGGGTCCCAGGTACAGGTCCATCATGGTCTTCTGCCACGGGTACATGTTGCCGTCGTCCAACTCCGAGCGCAGCTTGGGCCCAGGGAGAAGCACATTCTTGAGGTGCGGGCCCACCTCCCCGGGTGGGAAGCCCAGGGCGGTTGCCCGCTCCGCCGTCACGCGGGTCTCCTCCTTGCAGCAGTAGTCCGTCGCCAGCTTGTTGTGGCGCGCGCGCTGCTCCTCAATGTGCGCTCCCGGCAGCAGGCCCCGCCACTGGTCAAAGGTCTTTGCGCCTGAGTGGCGCGACCAGCCCTGCCAGTGCAGCTTGCCAGTGTTTGGGCACTGCTCCATCTGAAATGCCCACGCATTGATGTTGGCCAGCCGCTCCTTGACGAAGCTTGCTGCTGGGAACTCCCCGTCCCCGCGCGCGTGCCATGTCCAGCACACCGCGCGGATTTGCTTGGGCTTGCCCAACTGTACAAAAAATTACGAGAGATGTGGAGAGAGCGAGCATGTGAGTGTATCTCTGTATTTCGAGTAGTTCCAGATGAACACAAAGGGGGTTTTAGTATTA